TGTGTGCATCTCTACCAACTGTTAAAGAAGCGTTTGTAAGAGATGTTATGTTTGTGTTTGCAGCTGTTACTGCTACATCACCTGAGTTAACTGTTATACCGTCACCAGCACCTACAGCTAAAGTTACACCCCCTGAACTACCACCACCAGTTAAACCATCACCAGCAGTAACTGCAGTAATGTCACCAGATGCTGATGAAAGAGATACCCAGTTGTCTGAGCCTGTGTGAAATTTTATTACATTAGCGTTGCTATCATAATATATCTGTCCTTCACCAGCTAAACCAGAAGGATCGGATGTTAAATTTTGAAGTTTAACATTTGTAAGCTGATTATTAGTTAAGTTAATATCCGCTATAAATTTTACTTCTGCCATTTTTTTATTTTTTTATGTTTATTATTATTTTTAATTAAAGTATGCTTTCCCTGAGAAAGAACCTTGAAAGTCTAATGTAACCTGGTTAACACTATTATACGTTACCTGGCCTATTACGACTTGGTCTGCAGAGTCAACAACTGTTACTGAGGATTTTTTACCTAAATTATGAGTAATAACCCATTGAGAAGCAGGTACACCTTGTGAGTGTACATAATTTGCATCTGTTGTAAAAATATTGTTTGTTAACTTTTGTTGTTTAATCCACTTTGCCATTTTAATCTAAATCTATATATTGTATTGTTACCCCTTCATTTTCTACGGCATCTGCTATAAGTGGGTAAATTCTCTTATATGCATTGCCTGAACTCCCTATAAAACCATTCTTATTTACTTGGTTGTTTTCTTGACTATCACCCACAAGTAAACAGCCTGCAGTATGCTCATCACTATTGCCAACATGAATGAGAATGTACTCAAAACCAGGTACATCAATAATATGCAACATACCCCTATGGATACGAGAATACTTTTTACTGTACCTTTGGTTGAATCCTCCTTCATTTCTTAATTTTATTTCATATGTTCCAGCAGGTATTCTTGTCTCTTTACTTCTTTTCTTTTTTCTATACTCATCTTCTAAAGTATAAGCAAGAAAATTTATCCCATCTGTCACATCTAAAAGTAAGCCATTAGTAGAATCAGACTCACTACTGAATCGTAATACCTGTAGTTTCATATTTATGCTTTTTTCCAGTATGCGTACTCTACATTACAAGTAGCAGTATCTGCTCTAGCTTCTAATCCAGCTCCGTCGTTTATAGGAAAAAATACAAACTCTCCAGGACCTACTCTAGCATATTGTACACTAGCTGTAGTTTGAAGAACAACGAAATTTGTTGCATCTAAATTTTTAAAGTAAAAATAGAATACTCCACTTGTTCCTTCATCTACTAATTCTTGGTTATCAGCTGTTGTTATTGCTAATCTAGATAATCCTACACTAGGTGTAGTTGTTGACGCAGTATTTGTTACAGTAACATTTAAAGAATCGCTTGAAATATTACTACTCGATAATGTTAATTTTGCTATTAATGTTGCCATTTATTTTTTATTTTTTAATTATTATTTTTCTATTTACGCTTCCATCATTATATCTGTAGAATAGAAGCTGATTTTTAATTTTGTTTACAGGTCTACCTAGTAAATCTGTAACTTGTATTAAATTTTTATCTGTCCTTTTAGGTAAAGGTCCTGACCAATTATCATTACAATGATCGTATGTTAATTGACATATATTATCCCATGCATTATTACAACAGTAATCATCTACTTCAATAACCCAAGCATAACAAAGATCGTTTAACCAATAAGGATTACCTGGTCCTGTAATACATTGTGCATCATATAAACAAGATGCAGAGTCATTTACATTAGCAAACGCATCATAGTTAAAAGCATTTGCATCCATGCATCCCTCAACCGCCGTAATACATGAGCCATTATCTGTGTTAGCCAATGAGTCATAATTAAGAGCTGTAGAATCAGTGCACCCATAAACAAAAGGAATGCAGCTAAAATCCTCAGTATTAGCCATTGGATTATAGTTGATACTATTAGGATTAGTACAACCATATATAAAAGGAATACAACTTCCGTTATCAACATTTGCTAGTGGGTTATAATTAAACATAGTACTATCCATACAACCATATATAGGTAGTATACAAGAAAAGTCATCTGTGTTTGCATTTGGATTATAATTAAGTGCTACTGGATTAGTGCACCCATATATGTATGGTATGCATGTTCCATTGTCTACATTTGCTAACGGATCGTAATTAAACATTGTACTGTCTGTACATCCGTAGATTGGTAATATACAACTAAAATCGTCTGTATTAGCATTCTGATCAAAGTTTAAAGCTATAGGGTTAGTACATCCGTATATAAAAGGTATGCAAGTATTATTATCTGTATTAGCCAAAGGATCATAGTTAAACATAGTTGAGTCTGTACATCCATAAATAAATGGAATACAGGAGCCATTGTCTGTATTAGCTAATTGATTATAATTCCACATTGTAGGATCAGTACACCCATATACTACACCTATACATGTTGAATCATCAGTATTTGCTAGCGGATTATAATTTAATGCTGCAGGATTTGTACACCCATATATAAATGGTATACAAGAGTTATTATTAGTGTTAGCTAAACTATCATAATTAAATGCTAATGCATCTGTACATCCAAATATTACTGGTATACAAGTGTCAGGTGTGTTTGCTGCAGGATTATAGTTAAACATAGTATCATCCATGCATCCATATATAACAGGTACACATGAAGCTGGATCATTAACATTTGCAAAAGGATTGTAATTAAACGCTAATGAATCCATACATCCAATAATTGTAGATACACAACTACTATCATCTACGTTAGCAAATGCATCGTAATTAAATGCAAGTGGATTAGTACAACCTAATACTACAGGTATACAAGAACCATCATCTGTATTAGCAGAATCTACATAATTAAAAGCTGTACTGTCCATACACCCTAATATTGTAGGTATGCAATAATCACCACAATAAGGAACTGCAGAATAAGTGTACCAAAAAGGACTATCAAATGCTTGTAAAGCGCCTTGACCATTATTAGCAAAAGGATTTGTACCTTCTTCTAATAATACAATGTCATTAGCATTTACAAGTTTAAAAGAATTATGCCATGTTTGAAACTGTACTTCTTCAGGTGGTGTTTGTGGTCCACCTATCTCAAAGTAATATATTGTTACAGGTGCATCTGAATCTAATATTAAATTAAATGTATCAGCGTAAGAACCAGGTCCCATTGTAAAGTTCCATAACATTTGACCTTGTGATACTCCTAAATATGAATTACCCCAACCATCACCTGCATCGTCTTCTAATATCAATGTATAATTACAATCAGGCACTAAATCCATAATTGTAGCGTTTGGATTATAATTAAATGCAGCAGGATCAGTACAACCGTAAGTGTGTAATGTTAAACAACTACCATCATCAACATTTGCGCTATCAACATATTCTACGTAATCATCATCTGTACAACCATATATATCTGGGGTTGTGTTACAAGGTACACCATTTTGTGGTCCTAAATAAGTTACAGTCCCAAAATTAGGATCAGGTAAATTCCATATAGTATCACCGTTACAGTCATATATAACTACATTACCATTTAAAGCTCCTCCAGCCATACCATCACCATAACTATCATTTAGTATTAATTCAAAGCCTATGTTTTGATCTATACAAAAAGTATAAGTAAATGTTTGTCCTATATCATTAAAGTTATAAGTACCTTGTGGTGCTTGATCTATTATACCACCACTGTTCATTATCCATGAAGTTTCACCTGGCCAATTGTCAAGTGTAAGCTCCATTGTTATTTGATATTCAGTTGCTGTATCACATGTAGTACCTGAGCATGATCCGTCATCAGTTGTTGCCCAAGGATTATATGATTCTTGCATTGGATCTGTACAACCTGGTATACAAGCTGTTGGTGTAAAAAACATTGTGTCTGATAAAGTTCCATCAATAAACTCTAATACCATATAATGTTCTTCATTCCAATTAGGAGGCATTTGTCCAGGTCCTGCACCTATAGCAAAGTTACTCCAACCACCACTAGGCCAAAACCCAGGTATTGTTATGTTGTAACCATTTGCAGATCCATAATGTAATTCTATTACAGCGCAGTTTGTATTGTTATTTGTTTCCCACTCCCATGATATAGCTGCTTGAGCTCCCCAACACATTTGCCAAGCTGTGTCGTTTATAATACCATTACAAGGTGGATATGTACAACTACCGTCATCTATTGTAGCTAACGGGTCGTAATTTAAAGCGTTTGGGTCCATGCACCCATATACTGGTGGTGCACAAGGCAATATGTTTACAGTAGTATCTCTTAAGTAAAAAGAACCTAATACTGGATCCCAGTTTATTATTAATCCTTGACATAAATTACGCATTCTAAAAAATGCTGGTTGATTAGAAATCCATCCATCACCAAAGCTATCAACTAAAGATACAGTGTAATTACCAGAGTTTATAAATATTGTAGTATCTAAAAACTCATAAGGAGTAGTTGGTTGATGAAACATAGCTGTATCACCATTAGCATCAGATACCATAAAAAAGTGTGATTCTGCTGGTGCATAAAAATCATATTGTACTTGGTAGTTTACCCAAGTATTTTGTCCTATTCCTATAAAAGGTAATAATAATAATATTAATAATAATTTTTTCATTTTAAAAATCTGACATTATTTGTTCATTAATAAAGTTTTGTATCTCTTTTCTTGTTGCAAGCATTTTAAAACTAAGATCTGCTTGAAACCTTTTTATTTCTTCACCATCTTTAAATATAATTATAGTAGGTACTATAACTACTTTATGTTTTTGTTGCAAAGCTGTTTCTTTTGTAATATCAACTTTTGCAATATCACAATCAGATAGTTTGTCTACCCACGCAACTTTATTAGAGGCATTCCACTCAGCATTAAATTCTGTTACTACAATTTGTGCATTAGCAGAATTAAGTATAAAAAATAATATAAGTAAACAAATTAGTTTTTTCATTATCTATTGTATAATTTATCTTCTATTTTCTCAAGAGTACCTTTTATTTCTTCTACATCTTTTTGTGTAGTTATAATAGTATTACGTATCATTTGGTCTTTCATATCAAACTCCATACGTGAAACTTCAGGATCCGGAGGAACCGGTAGTTCTTTTGCTTCGTTTATATCTGCCTGTAATGTAAACCACATACCAACTAAGGTAGCTATCAAAAAGGCCACCCCTCCTAATGTTTTTAGACTTAATTGTACAGCTGTATCTTCGCTTAGTTCTTTTGCCATAATTCAACTATAGTTCAAATCCAAGGTTAAACATCATAAATCTAAATTTTGCACAACTTGATTCATCGTTTTCACACATTTCACAAGGGCAAAATGAAATTTCAAGAATAGTTAATGTACCTACTCTAAAGTTAATTTCGTATTTTTCTTTTTTGTTTCCAGCATTCCAGCTATTTATAAAATTCATATTTTAACGTTTTCCTCCAAAGTACGCTTCTGCGTGTCCTTCAGAAATTAATAATTGATTTAAATTTACGGCTTCATTTTCTATTTCTATAAAAAGTTCTCCTAAACATCTACCAAACTTTCCTGAGCCGTGAGATTTTAAAGTAATACAAGAACATGTTGTTAGCAGTTCTTCAACTCTAGCTTTTGCCGCAAGTCCTAATTTCTTTTCTTCTAAATCTCTTGTTCTAGATTCTGGAGTATTTATCCCCATAAACCTAATTCTTTTTTTAACATGTACATCAAATCCTAGATCAATCATAGCATCTATGGTGTCCCCATCGATAACTCTGTCTAATGTTATTACGTATGTATACATTAAAATATTATATAATTAATTCCAAATTTAAAATCGTACCACTCTCTATTCCAATACTTATTGTATTTACCTTCTACAAAAGCACCTAAATTTTTAGTGTACTTGTATCCAAATATTAAACCTCCAGAATAATCAAGCCATTGTCCATCATTGTATTTTTCATAAGAAAACTCACCATTATCTAAATGATAAGGCATTACATTAGCCCAACTATGAGCCCAAAAGTTTTTCTTATAATAATAAAAATCAAATCCTAATACTATAGAATGTTGTATAGTATTATCTAACTCATTTCTTTTTCTTTCTGAATAATTATATAATACGTTTGGGATTACTACTTCTTCCCATACTTCTTTACTTGTTGCAACAATATTACCTTGAGGGTCTTTGTATTCATTATTAAATACATCAATTGAGTATCCTTCTTGTATTGCTAAGTATGTGTAATGTAAATTACCATTACCTAACATCCAATCTGCTAAAGGATCATACCCATAAGGTTCAGATAGTCTTTGTACAAGTCCAGCATTAAAAGATATTTTATTATTTACTTTATATCTATATCTCTGAGATGTTTCAAAGTATTTAATATCCGCAAACCCATCTTCTAAATACTCTCCTTTTAATATGTACTTATCTGCTACAAATCTAATAAAGTGGTGTTGATCTAAATAATCTACACCCTGCTGTCTTTTATAATTAGCTTCAAATAAAAATTCTAAACCAGATACCTTACCTACATTAGCACCATCTGACCAACTAGTTTCTGTACCATCATAGAACGTATTTGCTCTATTCTCATACCCAAACCTAGCTATTTTTCTAACTCCTAAAGCTAGATTATAATCATAAGGTGTTCTAATAACATTTTGTTGCAATATTCCTGTATTAACAGAGAATACATCTTCATCAGATAAAGATGTACCTCCGTTTACAGATGCATAAAATGTAGAAAATTTAAAAGCTTTTTTAAAATCTATTTGTCCGCAACATTTTTTTGGTGCAGTACAAGAAATTAAAATAACTAATAATATTAATGTAAATAATTTTCTTTTCAATTTATTTAAGTATTTGTAATCCCATTATTTGTTCAGCTGTTATATTTTCAGGATACATATCTTCAGTAATAGGTGTTATTTCTATTTCAAAGTCTTCTGCTAATACTAAATTAACATCATCAATTTGCTTTTCTCTAGCTTCTATTACTTCAGCATTAGCTTTTTTTAATTTTTCTATTGCTGCTAAAGATTTTTTATCCGTCTTGTTTTCATAAACTCTCATTTTTGCAGCTAGCTCCGCAAACTCTGGAGTTGCTATTAAGATTCCATCTAAATGTTTTAGAGCTTCTCTTAATTTTAAAATGTTATCTGCAACTGCTATTGCAAATTGTTTACTTTCTACTTTTGTTAATTTTGGTAAGTGGTTTGATAAATTTACCCACTCTCCGTTTTTTGCTTTAATTGTTTTCATCGTCTATTATGAATTGGTTAATAATTTAATTAATTAATCACTAAAAAGTGAATTTTACTACTTGTGGCTGATGTTGCTCCAGTAGCCGCTGGATTATGTAACGATATTTTAAAACTACCACTCGCTATTGTGTGTGTACACGCAGTTAATTGTGCATTATTAGTTGTATTCTCATCTTGCACTGTTAACATAATAATTGAGTTAGCAGTTACTGTACTATTCGTTACAGTAAATTCTGCATTAGTTGCTGCAGCTAGCGCTGATGCCGCTAATGTTATTCTACCAGAAGTTGCATTAATTGTAACTCCTGTTGCGTGGTTTGATTCTTGTGTAACTGTTCCTGTACCTGTATGTACAAGACCTTTAGCTGCTTGGGTAATAACTAAGTTACCTGTATCAATTGATACGTTTTGTCCCTCAGCTGCAACACTTAATCCTGCAGTAGCTGTACCACTTGTATATGTTTTTAATTGAATTGTTCCGTCTGAACTTCCTGAAGTATCTCTACCTGCTGTAAGAACTACATTACCTCCAGCTCCATTTCCTGATGCTGTACCTCCTGTTAAATTTAAATGTCCTGCAGCTGCACCAGCACTTCCTCCTCCTTCAATTGTTACCGCTTGACCAGCTGTACTAGATGTAGTAGCTGTAGGTTTTATTGTAGGGGCATCTGTGTTAGTAAATCTAATACCTCCTTTGATGTTTAATGTATCAGCAAATGCTGCAGTAGGAGTTCCTTGTCCTACAAATACTTTACCATCATTATCTACTGTTAATCCTTCTGCTGTTCCATCTCCAGAAATAAATGCTGTTCCTCCAACTAAATCTACATTATATGTAGCATTATTAGCTGCATTACGCATATCTATGTTTGCTTCTGCATTTGTAATAGTAGCTGCTAATGTAATAGCTCCTGCTGCATTTGTAATTGTTATACCAGAACCTGCAGTTAAAGTTGCTACTGATGGGTATCCAGTAGTTGCATTACCTATCAATAATTGTCCATTTGTAGACATAGCTGCTGTAGCTGCAATTGTATCTTCAGCACTTGCATAAAGCATTGCACCTTTAGCTATTGTAGATATTCCAGTACCTCCATTTACTACAGGATTTACACCTGTAACTGTACCTGTAAAATCTATACCACTTATAAATCCAGATGTAGCATTATTACATAAACTAAGATCTACACCAGCTTCTAATACTGTTAATACAATATTACTAGAAGTTGTACCTACAGTTAATAAACCTGTATCACCACTCTTTATTCCTTTAAAAGCTATTTGATTTTTATTTGTTAGTGTTGCACTATTATATAGTGATTCACTGCTAGTTCCTGCTGTAGATACAGATGGAAATAGACTTTCTACTGTTAATTTTTTTGATTGACCTGAGTTACTATTTGTAACAAGTAAAAAATCTGTACTCGCTACACTAGTTTTTGCTAAGGTTCCTAAGTCTGTTACTTTTGCCATATTATTTTTTTTATATTTCTAAACCGTTAATACCATCAATACTCAATCTACCTGTTCTACCTCTGTTTGATGCTGGAAAAGATCTAGTGTTTTTAATTACGTTTTCATCTACTATATTGCAGTCTACACAAAACTTAGCTACAAATGTATTAAATTTATCTAAATAGTTCACATTGTTTGGGAATGAACTTATTTGTAAGCCTGATACACATTGCTGCCAGTATCCAGACTGTGCTCCTTGAGAAGTTTCAGGATTAGCACTTGCCCCAGTAAAGTTTGTTGCTGGTGGAACTACTTCATATATATTACCACTAGGCATTTTTATAACATCTCCTAAATACAAAGTATTACCAGCTACAAAGTATAAATTTGGATCTGTTATTGTAGTTCCTTGTCCTGGATTTATAATTGATCCTGCAAATGCTTGATCGTTAGCTCCTGTTTTAGGTCCTCCTATTATCCACTTTGAAGAACATGTAGTTAAGCTAGACACGTTTGCAGTTGAAGAGTCTGCACAATTATATATACATTTAGTTCCTCTTTTACTTACTAAGTACTCTATTAAAATAACTTTCCAAGCATTCATTATAGAACAATCATCTGCTTGACCAGTAACTAACTTATTGTAATACTGAAATCCATTTTTTGCTATACATGCTTCTAATAATCTAATTAATGAGTTAGTATTACTAGGTATACATGGGCTTACTACTGCTGGGTATTTACATGACCCATCATCAAACGCTGCATTTGGATTAAAGTTTAAAGCATTAGGATCTATACATCCTCCATAAATACATGAACCATCATCTAGTGTTGCAGCTGGATCATAATTTGAAGCATTAGGATCTGTACAACCACATGTTACTGTTGTACTACTAATTGAAAAAGTTTGTGTTTCTGTACATCCCCAGTTATCTGTTATAACAAAATAGTATACTCCAGAAACTAATTGTGTAAAAGTTGAAGTTGCAGCTGCAGAATATGTAGTAGGATCTGCATATACTGATACTCCAGCATTTGTAAAATATTCTATTGTTTTAGTTTGTCCTGCCATTATATTACTACCAGGAAATGCAATACTAACAGTTACTGTTCCATCTGCATTACTTGCTCCACAAGTTCCTGTTGCATTTGTTGTAGTAAATGAACTTGGTTTACCTTGGTTATTAGGATTACATGGAAAGAAACAACACCCGTCATCTACAGTTGCTACTACAGTAATACCTGCACAATTTACATTGTAATTGTAAGCATTAGGGTCTGTGCATCCATATGTTCCATATATACATGAACCATTATTAGTATTAGCAGCTGGGTCATAGTTTAATGCAGTTGGGTCTGTACATCCAAGAATTGGAGCTATACAACTTCCATCATCACAAGTTGCTAATGGATCATAATTTATAGCAACTGGATCCATACATCCGTACACACAATAAATACATCCTTGATTACAATTAGCTAATGGATCATAATTTAAAGCTGTTGAATCAGTACAACCAAATGTAGCAGTTGAAATTTGTACAGTTGCACTTGTTTGTGTGCAATCTGGAGAGTTACTGTATGAACTTGTTAGTACTACTCTATAAAAACCATCGTCTACAAAGTTAGTAGAAGTTAATGTTGGTCCTTGCGTATACGTAAATTGATATGCAGCATTATTAGTAGGCACATAAGTATTTGTATTTACTACAGTTATTACACCTTGCCAATCTGCATGTTCTAATGTAAAGGTTAATAAATCTGGTACAGGATCACAATAAAAATCTGCTACTAATTGATTAGTTTGACACGTCTGTGATGGATTTGTTAATGTAGGTTGAGCACAACAAAAACTATTTAATATTGAACACATAGACGGATTAGGCCACCATAAAATATCTTCTGCTACTGGTATTATTAATACACCAGGAGGACTATTTGTATTTGTAATAGCTGTGGCATAATTACCACTTGCATCTACACATACATTTATAGGTATTGTAAAATAAAATACTTGATAACATTGTTCTACTTCTACTGTAGCATCTGGATCAATAATTGCCACTTTTACAGCATAATACCCATAATTTATATTTGTACCTATACTAGCTGTATTCCAAAGTCCAGACCACCCTAAATTAGTGTTGTTTATTAAACTACCTACTGTAGAAAAATTAGTTAAATCATTAGAAGCAGCACTATTTTGTGCAGCATCCCAATCAACTTTACTCCCAGTGTTATAAAATTGTAAAGTATATTGTGCATTTGCCATTCCATTAGCATCTACAACATCATTTATAAAAGGTTGAAATAAAGCAGTTGGATTAATAAAAGCCATATTAACTGCACCATCATTTGAATTTGTTCTAAGTGTAGGTGTTGCTATAAATGAGTTTAGACTAGCTAGCGCTATTTCTCCTGCTGTAGGAGCAAGTTGAGAACTAGCATTTATTAAAGTTCCATTGTTTGCATTACAATATAAACAAGAACCATCATCTACTACTGCATTTGAATTATAATTTAAAGCTGCTCCATCATTTGTACTAGCATCATTATCTGTACATCCTGCTTGACCAACTCCATCTTGTACACATACATCTATGTATGCGTAACAAGGAACTGTAGTATTTGCTCCATTTACACTTTCGTCTCTTACAAATATTCTATAGCATCCTGCTATAAGACCTGTAGTAAAAGTACCATTATTTGTACTAGGTGGAATTAATGTTGATGTAACACTATTAGCAGTAACTTGCAAAGCTGTAAGACCTGCAAATGCTGAACTTTGTGTTGTAGTAACTGCATCTTGAGCTAAGTCTTCTTGAAATCCAAATGTAAAAGTATTAACATAATCTTGACCTCCTAATGGATGAGTTGCGTATCCATACCCTAAAACAACTGGACTTGACATTGAGCCAGTACCTAAACCTCCAATGCTAGTAGCATTTAATGCTTGAATTGTCCATGCATATCTACCATTACCTGTTTCGTTTCCAGTAGCTGTTCCTATTCCTCCTGAAAATCCTCCATCTAAAACTGTAACCTCTATTATTCCGTCACTTCCTCCTTGTGTTGTTGCATCTACAGCTATTGCAGATAGGGATAGCCCATTACAATCTGTACAACATGTATTTGGATGATTTTGTGTTACAAAGGTTGCAAGACTAGGATTTGCAACATAATTAATTGGAGTTATTAAATTAGCACCACTACAATCTTCTCCTGTTAATAACCAGTGATCAGTAGATCCTTGATCAGTACAAACTGTAAAGGTTGGTCCCGGTGGTGGTGCTGTTGTACAATCTGGAGTATCTTCTGAATATACGTGTACGTTTGAAAATCTAAAACCAACTCCAGTATTAGCAGCATCAAAAATATAAGGCATACCAAAACCAATTAACATTGACTGTTGTAGTAAGTTTCCTTCTAACCAATCGTATGCATTACCACTTATGTTATTATTAAAATAGTCACTAGCATTAACTACATTACCTGTTCCTGGAGTAACATTGTTATCCCCATCAAGGTTTGTTATAAAACCTTTGTAATATTGTTCTCCTGAATAACCGTCTTCTTGATTACCAGTTGCTCCAAAATTAAATGGTCCATCATTAGAATCAAAAGCCCAGTCATAGTATTTAAAATTATTCCAAGTAAGATTTTCATGATAACCAGAAGGCATTGTAGTATTATTACCATTGACTGTTTTAAAAAATCCTGCATACATGTAGTCATCATGATTATTTCCAGCGTATCCAATAGAAACATCACTTACTGATGTGTGCACATGTCCTGAAGTTCCGTCTCCTTGACACCCGTCTGCTCTTACTGAGTTTGTATACGAAGGATGACTAGCACTACCATGACTAAGATCTAGATGTGCTGTTCCTGGTAAAATAACTTCAAACTCTCTAGAGTCTCCTCCCGCCCAAGTTACTCTAATTTTTCTTTGAAATGGACAAAAAGGTAAAGCTGTTCCTAGGTTTTCGTATTCTAAATATATTTGTTTTGAACCTGTAAAAGTTGGATCAGCTAAATAATTAGAAGATTGGTATGAAAGTATAGCTTGTGATCCTAAATTATAAGGTTCTATTTCATAATTATTACTAGTTGTTGTAAAATATGGTGCCCCGGGTGAATTAGAAGGTGTTACATCACTAATAGATACAACTTCATCAAACTCTGCATCTATAGTAAGTGCACCTGTAGTTGAATCTTCTGCTGTAACATAAGCATTTACCTGTACTCTTATAAATGCTGCTGATAAACTACCTGATGGAACATAAGGTCCTGCATGTAGTTGTATATGCTTAGCTAATCCTGGAGGTGGAGGTGCTCCAAACATTTGACCTCTTCTATGTTGAGAAGGTAAACCTGAATATGGAGTTACTCTTAAATTAATTTCTCCATCACCTTCTACTACATCTCCTTTTATATCTGGGGTATCAGACTGTATATCTGAATCCGTGTTGTAACTTACAGCTGTTCCAATAGCTCCACCGCCAGAGTCTTCACCTGATGATTCTCCAGAACCAGATGAGGTTTTTTCTTGTTGTTGATCTTCAGATTGTTCTTGACCACCTCCTTGCTCACCGTATCCTTCTCCTTCTGGGTAGTAAAATATTGGAAAGTATTTAAACATATTTTATTTGTTTAGCAATCGCATCCGCAACTATTGTCACAAACCTCTCTTGCTTTAGTGTATTTATTATGTGCATCTGTAATATATCCTGCTTTTAATGTAGTAAGTACATTATTTGATTGCTTTAATGAATACTCAGCAGATTTTAATAATAACATAATCTTTTGAGCTTTTGCTAAAACTGAAGAACATTTTGCACAATCACATGCACAGTCTATAAGTTCATTGGTTAATTTTGTTAGACAGCAATCAATATCACAATTAAGTAATACAGACTTTCTGTCCATTTCTGCTCCATTAATGTAGGAGACTATGGTTACAATTCCATTAGTTACAGATAAATCAGAAACTAATAAAGGATAAGTAATAGGACCGCTTGAAGCAGTTACTGTAAAACTTGGAGATGTTATATTTAATATACTTTGTCCTGATGCATTTAATGCACTAAAAGTTAAATTAGCACTAGTACTAGCACTATAATAATCTGCAATTATATTTATCTGCTCACATGTATTAGATGCTGCAACTGTTAAAGCCATAGTTTATTTTTTAAGATTAGAAAAAAAAAGACTAACAGGGGGACTAATGCCCCCTATAAGTCTTATGTTAAATTAAGTATTAGTCTAATAGATAATACTCAATGATAATATCCATTGATCCTGCAGTGAAAGCTTCTCCACCTACAGTTATACCAATAGCTGTACCATCTGTTGTTACACCACCTGTTACATCAGTAACAACATTACCTGCAGCCATAGCTGCTTGGTTATGTGCTGCTGAAACTGATACACCACCTACTGTGATAGTACCTGTTTCACCATTACTTGAAGAGTTTGAACTAACACTTGGTACTGTAATACACGCTGTTACAGTTGCTCCGATCGGGATACTCATCGTATCTGAAATAGTTTTTGCACCTGTTCCAGAAGAAGCATCAGTTGCTTGAACAAAGCTTGCTGTTGCAGTCATTTTTCTGAGTGATTTGTTACTTGCCATTTTATTTTATGTTTTTAAAAGTTAATAATTACAGTATAACGTTAGGAAATACTCCTGCGAAATATGCGTTAAGTTTATTTTCTACAATTAAACTATCAGCATCACCTGCTTTTAGTCCAAGAGTAACTTCAATTAAATTATCTACTCCGTGAATTTGTGAAGAAGAAGAACCATCTTTAGTTGCTGTAATATTATACATATCGTATAAAGTACCTGTAGCTACTTGATTAGTTGGCTTAATAGGAAGATTACGTCTTTCGTAGTAACCATATTGAGATCCCATTAATGTATCTTCATATTCTTGTAAATAGAAACCATCACCAGATCCTCTTGATCCTGCAGTTTGTACACTTTCAGCCATTGTAGTTCCGTTACCGTTACCATCAATAGCTTCAAAAGATAATTCCATTTCTACTAAATTTTCTTGAACTGAACCATCAGCTTTAGTTTCACCTTTTTTGAAACCTGTAAAATCAATACTAGATCCATTGTTAGTAATACTATTTACCCAATGAGGTAAATCAGCATTAATAGCTGTAGTAAAAGCTGTACAGTGAACTGTTACAGCTGAAGCAGCAGCTACAGTAATAGTATATGATTTACTTTCAAATGGTGAGTTACCATTTGTTTTATTCATAACTTTTAAAGTATGTTGTCCAGCTGCAGTTGCAGCAGTAGCAAAAGTTGCTCTTTTTACTTGGGCTGCTTGAGCAGCTCCTACTTTTCCGCTATAATCTACTACATCTCTTCCGTAAAACCAAGGAGTTGCAATATTTTTTCCATCAGATCCACCACCTACAATTCTAATTTGTGGAGCATCTGCGAATGTATCCCCAAGTACTAATTCTGTAGGTCCTGATTCGCTCATTTTTTGTACGGAAACTGCACCATCATCAACTAACCCACCTGTAAGTGAACCAGATAATGAAGTACCATCTCCTACTATTAAATGTCTTGCCATTTTTTTATATTTTTAAATTAATAATTATTCATTTTTATTTACCTCTATTTGATGAGTTTGATACCTTGGATCTGAGATCCCTTCAAGTATGCTACTCACTGTCATGTCCACTATCTCTTGATGACAGTGTTCGGGTAATTCACAACTAATCCCCAAAGATAACGAAATCTTAGAGGGTTTTCTTATATATGTTATTTTCAAAGCGTCTATTATAAATATATCACTCGTGTACATATCTATAGCATTACCACGTATTGTGTATAATGGGTCTGTGTGTTTGGTTGTATTAAAAGGATCTGTTAGCAATGTAAAAATATCATCTTGCTGTGCAAAGGTGCTACTAACTGTAACTTCTACAGGATCTGAATTTAATACTCTTTTTTCTTTTAAATTTGCTGCTGAATATAAAGGAGTTTGACTTTGTAGATGTGATCCTCCAGAAGCTACATTAACTAAAGTTGTTACTGTACCTACTGATGCATCCCACTCTAACCAAGAAAATACATTTGGATCTGGAACTACAATAAATTGTCCTTGATAGTTTAGTTCTCCAAACTGTTCCCAGTATATTGAAAAACCTGTTCCTGGGTTATCTAATATATTTCCTTTAACACCATTTATATCTTGTGGAAATGTGTAGCTATTATTGTTTTGCCAAACTATAGCTTGTCCTTGTGTTAAATCACTAGCGTCTTCATACATTACAATTGAATTTGCAATTGAAGAGTTGTTGTTACAAACAAATGAATCTAAAGAAATAGTAAAAAATAATACAGGTGTAGGCTCATTTAAAAAATAATCTATTTGACTACAGCTATCGTTTCTATGAACTCTAGCTAAAGTGTTAACTAAATATAAATAGTCAGGAGGTAAAGTAAAAGAATCAATAGAAAACTTAACTCCTAATGTTTCTTTAAAATTTACAGAAGCCTCATACTCTCTTACTAATGATCTTAAATCATCAATACGTTTTTGGGACTCTTCAAATCCTTTCCTATACTTATTATTTTTACCATACTTTGTATTAATAAATCTCATTTGAGACTTATTTAATTCTATATCTATTTCTTGAGGTAAAAGCAAATCAGCTTGGAGTGAATTTATTTTATCCACTCCTTGCTGTATTGCTAAATGCATTTCTTGTACATTCATATTATACTAATGATAATTCTTTTAGTTTAGCTCTTAATAATGTTAATTTACCAGAGTTCTTTTTATCTTTTAAGAATACAACTGTATCTTGTGTTGTATCTCCTAATGTCTCATCAATAAAAATAATCTGATTTCCTATCTTTCTTAAAACTCCAGCTGTAACCATTTCTTCAATTTCAGCTTTTAATTCTAAATTCTTATCTGTAGCAATTCTAACAAATTTCTTTGGATTAGCATTTTTAAGTTCATATAAAGAATTTTCAATTTGTTCTACTGTCATTCTATCAGGATTAGTATTAGAAATTAATCTTAATACTCTCTTCATAGCTTTTTCATTAGAGGACATCTTAATAAATTCTTTATCTGCATCTTTTTTCATTTGTATTTCATTATTCTTAACTTTATCATCTCGTGTAAGGTCTTGAATATAAAATCTTTTATTAAAATCTGAATCCATTTCTTTTTTAGTCATGGCTACATGCGGATGTTTTAATGCAAACCTATATTTAATATAATCCATTATACTAAGAGGATTGTCATTATCATCCATACCTATTTCTAGTTCTACCCCAGTAAATCCAATTGGGATTGTAAGTTCTGCCCAAAATTGTTTAGAATGTTTAGGCCAATCATTGTGCTCTGGACTAACATCTAAAATTCCTTGCATATACTTTTTTTCTTCTTCAGGGGTAAATCCTTTTAGGGGTTGTCTATTTACATAAACGCTGCTTAGCTTATATATAGCTTCAGCTCTTACTGCTTTAGGCAAATGGTTTAATAATTCCTTTTGTCTAAGTGTTACTTTTTTACTCATAATAATAGTTCTTTTAAAGTTTTAATTAAGTGGATGTAAAGAATAACTCTCCGTTAATAATTTAATTAAAGCTATGGGGGATTGCTCCCCCACAACCTTAATCAAAAACCAATATATAGACGCAAATTAATGCCTATGTTAAGATGCTGTACAAGTGATGTCTAATGAAGTATCAAATCTCTTAAGAGCGATACCTGCAGTTTTCAACATATGTACAGACGCCCCGTCCACATCAGAAGCTCTAGCGGAAGTTGAATCAAATCCTCTAGGGACTACAGATCCAGCTACACACCATCTCATTGCTTCACGACCTTTCTTAGAAATCATCTGAAGGTTATTTTGACCATCATAATTTGATTGATCAACAAATACCATTCTGTAAGATTCTAAAGAGTATCCTGTAATAGGGTGTTTTGCACGAGCTTGCGCCACGGCACCATGATCAAATAATGGTAATTTTACCACATTGATTGTGTGTCCATCTACATGCTCATAGGATGTGAAGTATCCAGTTAATCCTAGGTTACGTCCTGAACCTGTGATAAATCTGTTTTCTCCACCTACTTTCCAAGATCCAGAAGATCCTGAGAAATGATTTTTAAGAGCTTCATCAAATTCTCTTGCACCACCAGTACCAGTATATAAAGTTACTTGTTTAGTTGCTGCATCAGTCATTCCGTAGAATAAATCTCCGATGATGTTCTTAAGTTTAGCTTCAGTCATTACAGAGTAAGTGTCAGTATTAACAATTTGCTCTAAAAGACCAGGACCAACGATTACAGGCTGTCCATTCTCATCTTTCATGTGAGTATGTCCGTTTGAATCGTAAGTTTTTTGACCATACCAGTAATACATTTCACACTCTTCTTTAAAGTCAAGCATGTGTAAGTACTCCTCATAGTCCATCCAAAGTTTAGTAGTAGATCCACCTTTAGTTGGTAGAGCAAATTCTGCTACAAAATCTTTAGCGTTTCCAGACATGTGGTAAGATTTTCTAACTGTAGTTAGTTTGTTTCTTACTAATCCTGGAGTTTCCCAATTAGATGCATTACCTCTAGAGAAATCAACTCCTACAGGTGCATACATTTGAGCCCAAAGCGCTCCTGCAGTAACATCTGCTGCTGCAACTGTTGCTGATGGTGCTGGGTTTACTAATTGTAAAGTGTATTTCCATTGAGATCCTCCAGCTACTTGCTGTGGCTCTTTCATAATACGTGCTTGAGTACCTGCTTGAGATACTAATACGTATGGGAATACAAAATGCTTGTCTGGGAAAGTAAGCTCGAAGCTTGCTCCTCCTAAACCAACATTTGATGTGCTAGTCATTGTTGCTGCTACTGGTCTCGTTCTCAATCTATGTGTTGCCACACGATATTCATACTCCAAGCGATCAATAGACTTTGTGTTTCCAACACCTTCTGTTAAGAAAGATAGTGGAAATCTTTTGTCATCTTTACCTGCTAAATGAGTAATAATTGGAGACAGTTCAGTAGGTTTAGATAACAATGCATTAGCAAGACTGTTCATATCAGTCATTTGCGAATCATTGTAAAACGTCTTTTGAACGCTTATATTTGTTCCATTTACTGCCATTTTTATAAAATTTTATAGGGTACCTATTTCCCTGTTTAGGTATATTTTTAAATATTAAGATCTAAATTATCTAAATCAAAGCTTTTCTTTCTTGTTGATCTTTTACGAGCACTTTTTACAGTTTCTTCGTTTTTAGTTATTTTTTGTCTTAATGTTTTCGTAGCCGTTGTTCTTGCCTTCTTGTTTATAATGTCCTCTAGATTAAATCCTTTATACATCAAATAATCTATAGCTAACTTTTTTTCCATTTCAGCTTCAGAGTGATCTATATCACGCTGTGTGTAACCTTCTTTAGTTACCGGCTTCGAGAGATAGTTAAAGAATTTTGATTTTTCTCTTTCTGGAACTTGCAATCCTGCAAACTCTTTTGATTCTTTAATTGTCTCTTGAACTCCATTCCAAAACTCCATTTGCTGCTCTTGCTGCTTTTGTAGTTCTGCTCTTTGTTGTTCTACTAACTGTTCTTTCTGCTGTGCTTGTACTTTACCTAAAGCATCTTTAGCTGCATTAGCTTTATTAGCTAACTTACCAGAGTCTTCATAATCTTCAAGCATTTCTTTAATAAAATCTGCATCATGACCTTTTTGTTGGAAATAATCTGAAAGAATTGCTTTTTGACTTCTCGAGTCATCTTCTGCAATTTCCATAGTATTGTAATCCAAATTAGGATCATAAGCTGTCATAAATTTTTGAGATTCTCCTCCAGCTAAAACATAGTCTAAATGTTTTTTAACTAATGGAAATTTCTCAAGCACTTCTTCAATTCTATCATCTGCCATTTGAGAAGCTACGTCTTTAGTCATTTCTGTCAAACCTTCTGCTGTATCTTCATACTCTCCTTCATATCCTAAGCTTTCTAAAATTTCTTGAACAACTGTAGGATCAGCAGGATCAGATGGTTCTTCATCTTCTTCTTCTTCTTTAGCTTCTACTTCTTCTTCTACTTCCTCCTCCTCTTCTTCTTGATCTTCTATATCTTCAAGTTCAGATTCAGGTGTTTCTTCTTTTACTTCTTCTTCTTCAGTTACGCCTTCGATTGGTTCTATCTCAGCAACTGTGTCAACTCCATCACCTGCAATGACATCGTCAAAGGTAATATCGTCTAATTGTATTTTTTCATTTGGGTCCATATATATATTGTTTTAATTTACAAATTTAGTATTTAATTTAATTGGTTTTTACTTTTCTATATTTTTACTTTTCTCTTTATTATATAACACTTACCA